GAAGTGTTTTATTTCCGGTAAGCACATGTGGCTCAAGAAAGCTATTATACGCACCTCAATGTTAACCGGCCCCGGTGATACAATTTTTGAATACCGGTGGTATGAACCAAAAGAGTATATGATATGGGCATTGAGCAAATAGACTACAAAAGTTTTTTCGATCGGATGTCGCCTGAAGATCTTAAAGCCTTCTTACGTAAAGTAACTGGTCCCGAGCATCGAGAGATAGTAGGTGAAGAACGAGCACACCTGTTGTTGATCCTTGCTCTTAAAGAGCCATTCAACTCGTCTAACAACCAACGCACATGGACTGATGAGTACGAACATGCAGGTAACACTTATCACTTAACATACGGGCTGAGCGAGAACGACCCTTTGGTTGAGCAGGTTCTTGACTAATAAATCAGTTTCAGCTATACTACACATCTTAACAACTTAAAGGAACACCATGTTCACATTGATTCTCGCGTTTGGGGTTGCACTTGCTATTGCTGGTGCCGTTTATTTCTTGTTTAATAAGAGCAAGTTAGGTATTTTGGGTGGTATTGCACTATTCCTAGTAGTAGTTGGATTTGAATCCTTTACTATTGTCCCCCCAGGTCACGTAGGTGTGCAGGTTACAATGGGTAAGACTAACCTAGACTCGGCTCTTGCAGAAGGCGTAACGTTTGTTAATCCTATCTCTAGTGTCCGAAACGTTAACGTACAGCTACAAAAGGCAACTCTAACTAACCAGAGTGCAGGTACTAAAGATATGCAACAAGTACACACTGACCTTGTAGTTAACTTCCGTCTAAAGCCTAACATGGTTCCTACTATCTACAAAGAGTTTGGATTGAACGTAGACGAAAAGGTACTCGGCCCGGCAATTGGCGAAGCGTTCAAATCTGTCACTGGTCATTACACATCAGAAGACTTGATTCTAAAGCGTGAAGAAGTAAGTGCCGAGATCCTGAAACGTCTACAAGAAAAAGTATCACAGTTTGATATTACTGTTAGCAACATCAGCTTGGTTAACTTTGGCTTCTCTAAGTCATATCAAGATGCTATTGATGCCAAAATGATTGCCACACAGTCTAAGCTCAAAGCCGAACAAGACTTGCAACGTATTACTATCGAAGCTAAATCACGTATTGCAGAAGCCGAGGGTGAAGCTAAAGCTATTGCTATTCAGGCACAAGCTATTAACAGCCAAGGTGGTGCGGCATTCGTCCAACTTGAAGCTATTAAGAAGTGGGACGGTAACCTGCCAAATGTTATGTCCGGTGCAATGCCGTTCATTAATGTAACAGGTAAGTAAGTATACACAAAGACAACAATTGGCAAAGAAGCCTCTTGTTGTCTTTCGTCGTTTATGCTAAAATAACAATATGATCAAAAAACTATTAGACAAAATGGGCCGTCTTCTTAAGAAGAAAGACGAGACTCGAAAAGAAAAAGACCAAGCAACTCGCGAAGGCAAGCCGTGGGTTAAAGTAGTCAAAGTAGATGTAGACCCTGCTAATCCGTCAGAAGGATACTTTGAACTAGATTGGAATGACTTGTTTGTAACTATGCTAGTTAATGCAGGCTATCACGGTAAAAATAACGATGAGATTGTTGACCAATGGTTCAATGACTTGTGCAACGGTATTGCTCGCCAAGTAGCAGAAGAAGATAAATTTGTAGCCGATGCAGAGCTACTAAAACCTAAGCGAAAATAAAATGACAGATATCCTAGTTGACGCCAGTAATATGTTCTTCCGTGCCCGACATGTAGTTCGTGGCGACGATGCTGAAACTAAGGTAGGCATGGCTTACCATATTATGTTTAACAGTATTAACAAAGTATGGCGTGACTTTAACGGCAGACACGTAATTTTCTGCTTCGAAGGTCGTAGCTGGCGCAAAGATGCAGATGTTAACTACAAGGCCAATCGTGCCGCCGCTCGTGCGGCATTAACAGAGAAAGAAGCAGAAGAAGACAAGATGTTCTGGGAGGCATTTGATCAGTTCAAGGCATTCCTAACAGAAAAGACTAACTGCACAACACTACGTCATGAACGCTGTGAAGCTGATGACTTTATTGCACGTTGGATTCAGAATCATCCTGATCGCGATCATGTAATTGTATCAAGCGATAGCGACTTCTTCCAGCTACTTGCTCCTAACGTTCGCATCTATAACGGTATTACTAAGACTACTGTAACACTTGAAGGATTCTTCGATGACAAAGGTAAGTCTATCATTGATAAGAAAACTAAACTCGCAAAAGCCGCTCCGGATCCAAGCTGGTTACTATTTGAGAAGTGTATGCGTGGCGACAGCTCAGACAACGTATTCTCTGCATATCCAGGAGTACGTGAGAAAGGCACAAAGAATAAAGTTGGTCTCCGTGAAGCGTTTGCCGACCGCAACGACAAAGGCTATGCGTGGAACAATCTCATGTTGCAACGTTGGGTAGACCACGAAGGTGTCGAACATCGTGTGCGTGATCGTTATGAAGCAAATAAAACACTCATTGACTTGACACAGCAACCAGAAGATATTAAACTTGCATTAGACACAACTATTACAGAGTCTATAACTAAAGAAAGCAAGAGTCAAGTAGGTGTAAGATTTATGCAGTTCTGTGGTAAGTGGGACTTACAAGAAATTGCAAAACGCCCAGACGATCATGTCGCTTATTTAAACGCAAGGTACACAGATGTTCGCTAAAACAATTATGCCAGGAAAGTTCTGGATCTTAGAAGAAAGTGGTCAGAAGGTTGGCACTATCCACAACGGAGACAATGTCTTCACCCTAAGTTTCAAAGGTGGTATTAAACGATATCACGATGTTAAAGAACTAGAAACAGAACTAAGCGTCGACTTAGGTACTAGTGCTATTGAGGCCGCGGCCGCTATGAGTAACGACAATGTCGATGGCTGGCCAACTGAATGGAATAATGTTTATAACAAACTAAACAAAGAAGTTCATGAGTCTTTACCAGTGTTTACTAAAAGCGAAAAGTCAAAGAGCTATCACTCTGCAGGCTACTATGGTATTAAGTTTCCTAATGGATGGACCCAAAGTTTTTGTCCTCGCTTAAATACACTTACTTCTTACGACTACGTTGGTCCTTTTAAGACCGAGATGGAAATGACAGTAGCCATTCAACGTAAGAAGAATGAAAGACTTCAGTGACCCATTTAAAACTTCTATCAGCGGGACTGCTATTATTAGTAGCAATCTCCGCTGTTAGTACTCCTGTAACAAAGTACTTTAAAACAACCAAGCCAATGGTTTGCGTTAGTACCGATAATGTAAAAGACCAACTAAACGGTTTTGAAAGCATGTGGGCCGGTGTAAACATTAATGAGCAAACAGAAGAAATAGATAGCATTGTAGAGTTTTATACATCTGCAGACAAAGAGTGGATCATTATCGAACACTTCCCTAATCGTAATGTTAGTTGCACCTTAGGTATAGGCGAAGAATGGGCATTTAATCCTAAATTTACTCGTAAACGTGGAGTCAACATCTAATCCTTTAAAACTAGTTTTAACGCCAATCGCGCTAAATAAAACTACAACAGGATAGAGAGATGGCGAGACCAAAACCACAGATACTACTGGATTATACTAATCCTAAAACATACAAAAGCGAACAAATCTTAGAGGCAGACGCTATCTATGCCGTCTTCTATGCAGGAAACCCTATTAACTTACGTACCCTGAATAGTCTCGTGAACTACCCCGGGCCAAAATATAAAAAGGTATCGTTTAGTAATAGCGGACACGCATTTAATCTAGCAGAGCGTCTAAACAAACTATTCAAAACAGATCAGTTTGAAGTAGTTGAGTTAAAGCTAGGTAGAGTCGTTAAAGAGAAAAACGATGACTCAACCCCAGAAGAAGACTGATCAAATACTTAATGCTATCAAACAGCATTACCAGTTAGACAAAGTAAATCCTTACAACATATTTGTCAACTATGGTCCTGACGGACACGGCACACGATTAACAAAGAAAGGCTTTGAGCTCATCTTATAAAGTAACATTTGAAAAAGGCAAGGGCATAAAGACCAAGCACTTAATCATCTTAGAACGTGCCATGGAGTACCCTTACTACTTAACCCGACAAAACATATGGTTATTCAGCCAGCAAGATGCGTTCATGCTACAGTTAAACGGCAGTGACCTTGACATGTGGGGTAAAAGCAACGGCATAGATTTTGGTTGACAAATAATTCAATTTCAACTATACTATTGTTTTGCTTAGGAGATCACAATGCTCGACGAAGGTTACGAAGTAGAGTTTAAAGGAACTGTATACAAAACCAAACATGGTGGTGCGTTTGATCGTGGCTCAGCTGATAGCTACTACGGCCGCCCTGCAGTCCCGCACAAAGGCGGAGTAGGTGGTGATAGTGGCGAAAGAACAACAGATCTTACAGACACTGAGCGTTCTGCTTACTATGCTGGCTATGAACACAATGAGCTCTACGGGGACAAAAAGAACTGGGATTAATGGTTGTCCAATAATTCGTTTGGTGCTATAATACATGTATTGTAGTTAGAAAGGAAGATAGATGCAGTACACATTGATCACCCGTAATGGTAAAGTATTAACTTTCTTCCTCAAAGCCGTTGCAGACACGTTCCAACAAGCATACGGCGGTGTTGTTTTTACACAACAAGTTTTGGTTGACACAGAAATCCAAATTGCAGTATAATATAGACATTGTAAAGGAACTAACATGACTATCAAGCGTTTTAAGCAAAGCCAAAAATTTCGTGTTATCGTCGGTAACGCATGTTTCTATGCCACAGCCAAGCAGATCCGCAACGGGCTTGGTGATTTCACTCAATGTAATGCGGCTGTACAAAAAGCATTAGATTCTCTAGAATTTACTCGGTCCAGTGATGACCTAATGGCGTGTGCCGTAGGCCAAGCGGGTACTTGGGAAGGTCTTCAAGTTCAACTTAATGTAGCAGGAGTCTAATATGCGACCAGAACAAAAAGCATCTATTGAGAAACTGAAGATGGCAATCGAACTCCTCGACAATGTCGACAGTCTTGTCCAAGAAGCACTAGGCGCATCAGACGCCTGCGAAGAAACCCACAATCGCATCCAGGATATCATCGTGGTCCTTCTCAGTCGTGTGATGGTACAAC